GTTGAGTTCCACACTCTGCTTCCCAGAAGTGACCGCGCCAGAGGCAGTCAGCTCCTGAACCCGACCAGAAACATCGGCAACATTGTCGATTTCAGTCGGAGTGGAGGCAACAACCTTCTGATCGTTCTCCGCAGCCATCTGCATCACATAGGAGGTGGCAACACCCGGATCGGGGATCTTGATCGAGGTTGCCTGCCCCATCCCCATTGCCTGAAGCCCGACAGTAGTATCGCCGTCCTGATCAGAGCAGGAGATCTGAAGCTTGCCTTTGGAAGCAGTGGACGGAAATACATCAACTGTTCCAGCCGCACCAGAAGTACCAGCATCAAGGTTAGTAACGTCTAGATTACGGAAGTCGCCAACATCCTTATTTGAGTCCACAACTACTGCCTGACTGGCAGTTACAGTACCCGGTGTTGGAGTATCAATACCACCAGCAGAAGATTGAACAATATCTCGAAGAACAACAGCAATATCCTTTGGTAGACGAGAACGGAGAATTAGACTTTCAAGATCAGATGAACTGTATGTAGCCATTAATTTATCCCTGGTAATTCTCCCCCCCGAAGGGGGGAGGGTTAGTCATTATCAGATGGCGTGGTCTACAGCCATGACACCAAAGTCTTCAACAGCACTGTTATACTGTGAATAATACTTTGGCTTCAGTAGACCAAACATCTTATCGACGTTGATACCAGGAGAAGCATTATAGTTAAACCACTTCTCTGCCCATTCGGGTGCTCCCAGATCAACCATACCGAGGGCTTGCTGACCACAGATCAGCATACGTGAACCATCGACATCAGACCCAGCACCCCACTTAGCAACGCCACTTGTAGCACCAAGCGTATTAAAGACAAGACGATGCTCATGAAGAACGAGACCGTCAACAGTCACAGTTGCGCCAGTGAACCAAGGATTGCCCTCAGAACGTGGAAGACCCGATAGAATAGCATTCTGATAGTCAGAATCCTTCTTCAGTTGGGCCAGACCTTCTGGGCGGATAAAGGCAACATAATATTCCTTTCCACCAGCCATTAGGGGCTTGATGTAATTGGTCTTCGCCTTAGTAACAATGTCGATAACCGCTGCATAGCAGAGAGTATCAGTAGCATCAACAGAAGCAGTAGCGCCTGCAGCCAGACCAGTGTACACACCTGATCCGTCCTTCGTAACACGCCAATGGCGATTAGTCGTAGGAGCGGAAACATCAGATGCAAACGCCAGATTAGAGAAGGCAGTATCGGTACGAGTTGAACCATCATTATTGTACGCATAACTAACACCAGACAGTGTTAGGAATGCAAGCTGGTCCATACGATTTGCTAGCCAGTAAGACAGACGATCACGGGCATTCTCCCGAAATCGGATAACAGTCTTCTGTTCAGCTAACTTACCCTTCTGACGAACACCGTGAGAGATAAGATCAAGAGTGATCTCATCATCATATGACTGCATTGCCTCTTCGTTGCCTTCCCTCTCATCGTCTCCAATAACGCCATCCTTTTCAAGCTCGGCAAGTAGGAACATGATAGCCTTCTCACCTTTTTCCGTCTTGGTGAGTTCGGTTACCATCTGAATAACATTGTTAGGATCAGTTCCAGTGAACTTATTGATGAACATCTGATCCCTTGCCTGTTCCCACAGATCCCGTGACCAGACCATCTTTTGCTCAGTAGTAAGAGCAGCAAAGTTAGTAAGAGCCATTTTTCGCACCTTTAAATGAATGAAGTTTCCATGTTTCAATCATCACGGAGATCTGGGCCGAGTGTACTCTATCGCGGCACACTAAAACGAAACCGAGTATTATGCTAAGTTATCCCCTCGAAGGATTGCCTTTTCCCTAGAGCTTAACTCGCGAAAATCCTTTCTACTAAGTCTTGCCACATCTACATCGTCTAAACTATTTGCTGTAGATGTTCTACCGTCTAGTCGTCGTGGAGCATTTCTAGCAGCCTCTAAACGATTTGCACCTAATGAGGTACGGCTCTTAGGAGTAATTAGTTTCCCAATAGCCTTTTCAATCGCTTTTGCTTTATTATCTCCACGCTGTATGTATCCACTTGCTAAGGCATTAATATCATTTACTAGATCTTGATTAAAATCTGAAGACGTATCATCAAGAACAGAATATTTTGACTTAGCATTTTCAATAACAATATTTGCTCGTTCATCCTCAGTAAGTCCCTTTACCCGTGCTTCAGCTTCTTGAACTAACCGATTCTCTAAAGCTGACATACGGGCTGCTATAGATTCCTGTTGTTTTAGATTAATCTCACGACGAAGTTTCTTAGCCTCATCTAATTCCCCAGAAATTAATAGTTCAGCATATTTTTCTTCTGCTGTATCAAAGTCATAGTCAGGTTCTTTAACTACAGGTTGAACTGGTATATTATTACGCTCATGGATCAAACCTTCAAGTTGCTGTTCTAACCATACCTGACGACGCTCTGCATCCTTCATACGATTATTTACTTCATCAAAACGCTCTTTAGGAATATAATGCTTCTCTTCTTTTTCTTGTGATGCTTCTACCGCATCATTTTCTTGTTCATCAATATTTTCAACAACATCATTACCACGATCTTGATCTTCTTCGTCGTACATTTTTATTTTACCCTATCGTTGTAGTACGGAATCGCAAGTTTACATCATTGCGGTGATGTATATTCACTTAGACAATATTTATCTTAAAAAGTTCCATTTGGAACCATTTCTTCTTCCATTTCTTGAGTCATTTGCTGTGGTTGATTAAACATTTGTGGTTGACCCATTAATGGAGATGATTGCATTTCCTGATATTTTTCTTCTAGTGCATCATATTCTGCTTTTTCTGGTTCAACTTCAAACTTTAATACATCCATTAATTGACTAAGTATGGGAGAAACTGCAGGCTGATCTGCAACCATCTTAGCAATATCTGCCATTACCTTGAGTGTTTTAGCCTCTGTTGCCTTCTTTTCACTCTCTAACTTATCAATCTTAGCTTCCAGTTCTTCCTGCATAGCTTCCATCTGTTCTTGCATTCTTGCTTGCTCTTCACTGGAAGCTACATTAGCCATGCTTTCAGCAATCTGATTTCTACGGGCTAATGTACTCATACGAACCATTTCATGATCTGGAATAGCAATACCATATTTTCGCATTTCTAATGCTTGTTGGAATTGAGCATTTTGGAATGTAACCTGTGTTGGTACATCAGCAATTACTACATCATATTTTCCAACTGTAATATCATTAATTCGAGAGATGCCATCAGGCATTTCTTTATTAATTGTTACTTCTTCGACAGTCTGATTACCAGTATCATCTTCAGATATAATTCTAAAAGTTTTTTCTTCAGTATAAAACTGCTGAATTAACTGAAGAATTCTCTCTGCTACCATATTACGAGTTCTAAAAAGATTATCTAATGGTGTAGCTAATTGTACTGCTGCTTGTTGAATTCTAGTCTGAATAGCCTGACCAGAAATTTCATTACTACGTTGACCTTGAAACGATTCTGAAACACCGGAAATTAGTCTAGATAGTTCTAATGAAGACTGAAATAAATCTTTAAGGCCAGATGGAATTGGGTTTGGCTCGATCTTCTTAGGCTCTGGCCTACCCATCTTATGCTCAATTACTAAGCCAGTATTAGCTCCATCTCGTTCTAGATCGCTCGTATCCATATTAGTGAGCGAGTTTTCTTCAACAATCCACCCACTATTAGCCGTAGTATTTACAACGTGAAGAATCTGTGAATAAACTTTATTAATTAGGTCTTGATTTTTTATTAAATTATCAATAGCTCCAACAGTAATACCACGTCTAAAATATGGAAAGTATGGAACAATAGTAATAAATTCATATGGAGACCAGTCATCATATAATACACAGTCCCTTGTTGATACAATCCATCGAATCCGTTTTGAAACCCTATTTACAACTTCATAATCATGGTCTTTAGCGAATGATTTAATCTTATCTTGTTCTAGATTATCTGGAACAGGTATTAACTCATCTCTCTCTACTGAGACAAAAAAGTTTCTATTCGTAACCCTCCATTCTTGCATTTCAATAATTCTAACATATTCGTTACCAGCTTCGTCAATATAATAACTTGAGCGATTACTTACATCACCAAACTTATTTCGCTCTTCACCCTCATCACCAACGCCCCAATCTGGATCTCCACTTTTCTCTAGTCGTCGTAATAGAGACCGATACTTATTTGGATAATAAACTTTTACATCATCAAGGGGAATCCATTTAGTGATAAAAACACGCTTCCATTTATTTGAATCATAAGTCTTAGCGTCTGGATCTGGTATTACATCTAATGGATCTAAATCAATTATTGATATGTTTCCAGAGATGGATGTTTCAAAATCCATACGAACATCAAAATAGCCTCGCTTTTGAATAATACCATCTGAAAAAACTTGAGATTCAACCCAAGGATATCTATTCTGATCTATTTCATACATAGCAATTTTAGATAACATATTAGCATCTTCTAAATCGCTATCTTCTCTTGGCTTATATGCAATATCCATTCTAGACTGCGTTTGATAACCAAGAATTGTATTAATTGTTGAAAAGATAATATTTGCTTCTAACCAAGGTTTGCCTTGAGCAGCCAGTTCCTCTTTAATCTGATCCTCCCATTGATGACCTCCTCCGCGATAATAATTCTCACAGAGTTTAGCCTCTTTTTGATACTTGGAATGACCTCGATCCATCGCTGCTGTATAGGCATCCCATATCTTTCTTGCTTGTTGGAGATCAGATTTCATGCTGCCATCCAAGGTTTATTTGTCATTCGTTTCATTTGTCTAATATAGCTATCTCTATAAGCACGTTCTTTTGGAAAAACTAATCCAGTAGCAAGATATCTAAATGCATCAGCGGGATGGCTTGCCCAATCGTGTTTTGGTCGATTTTTAAATTCATTTAAAGCCGGGTCCCACTCTCTATGATAATTCTCTAATGCCTTAATACCATCATTGCATTTAATTTCATCAAAACGGCAACGTGGTAATATTAATCTACTAGCTTGAATACCATCTTCAAAACTTAATTTAGGTAATAATTCTACTTTATCAGAACCAAGCAAATTCTGGGCTAGCTCAAATCGTGTTCGTCCTGTACCAAATTCGGTCTGTATCATATCATGAGGAAATTTATGTTTAGAAAAAATATAACCAGTATTCTGAAGATGATGAACATAGTGCTCTAAACCAGCACTATTGTTTTTATAGAAGTCAATTAGGTATATTAAATTATTATATACTTGTACAAACCAGATAACAGTAGAGTCCCCAACACCAATATCCCAATAAGTTTCAACCGGAAACTCAGAATTATAGGGATAAGAGCCAATATGATTATTGTCTCGTAATGCTACCATCTCAGATAGATAATAGAATCCAACAGAATTAGCTGTATAATCGCAATAATATTCTTGTCGAAGAAACTCTTCTGATTTGCCTCTTTTTCGTTCTCTATCCAACATAGAATCAGTAATAAGGGGGTTTCCTTCAAAATCTACTGTATCTTCGATTGTACAAACTTGAACAAATGCTTCATCATCATTAAGCAGCATTTGTTCCATATCATACATATGGTTTTTTCCAAATGGTGTGCTATTAAATGCAGCCCAACCATTATTCCGTAGAAGAATAGGAGATGATACATCATAAGCCGCTGGATTCTGATAAGCGTATTCTGAAAAGACCATACCAACTGGATTTGATCCACGAATTTTATCATAATCATCTGTGCCAATAATCTGTATAATTGAATTATTAGATAATCGAATTTTCATCTCTGTACTATTCGATGTTTCCAATAATTCTGCTGGAATATGGTCTAGAAACCTCAAACCATCATTATCCATTCCATCCCAAATAACGCGACGTCCTTGCTTATACTCTGGAAATAAATAATAATATTGACCAACCCTTTTGGTTGCCTCTCGTATCATTAAATTCCAAAAAGACTTATCTTTTCCAGCACGTCTATGCCATCGAGTAAATAAAAATAATTTTCCCTGATCTCTGGCTTTAAATAATTCTACTTGATGTGGATAAGGAGAGAACTTATAAGGTATTGTTATCATTGTAATGTATTATAATCAGCAATCTCTATTCCTTCTGGAATATTTTCTTCAATCCTTTGTTTTTCTTTTTCAATGTCGTCTTTATTTTCTGTAATCTTTTCTTGCAGAGTATTGTAATTAACAATATTATAGACAACCTTTTTATCCTCTGCAGTCTCTTTAATCCTATCTTGCCACATTCCGATATGTTTTCCAAGCCATACTAATGCTGTAATTCTTGCGGAATGAGTTGAACCGGGGCCTTCATTTAAAGCCTCTCTCCATAAATTTTGAATGATTACAGACTCATTATAAAATGAGGAATCTTTTAATTCCTCAAAATGAGCACGAATCATTTTAGCAATTTCTTTATTACGAAGATTTCTTTGTCCATCCTCTACAGGATTAGCATATCCAGCTTTTCTTGCCGCATCTGTAGCATTATAACTTAGGACGTAATTATGCATCCATACCTGTTGTTTATCCGTAATCATGCGATTTCTCCAGAATTAGCTCGATAAAAAGCAATCAACTCATCCATCTTTCTCTGTGGTTGTCCAGACAAAGATCCAGGAAAACTTGCCCACTTTAAGCTTGCTTTTATAATTGCACGTTCAATACTACCATTTTTTATATATCTCATAGCACCTATATCTTCTAATATCCCAATAGCAATAGCATCCTGATCTTCTGGATAAAAGGAAACAATTCCAAGTTTTTCTGAATAATATATAAAGGTGCCTTTTGTAATTTGATATTTACCAGAGGCTGTTGATTTACAGCCTGGCTTTAAGCCCACCTTTTTACAATATTGGGGTTTAAGAATTTTACCTCTCCACTCACCACTAATCGCAGGATGTGTAGATAAGTCTTGAATAATATGTCCATATCCATATACAACACGATAGGGATCTGGCTGATTTAATGTGCCCTCAGCTTTTGCTATCATATCTAAAAAAATATTAATATTATCTTTTCCCGGCATTTCGGTTCCTTGGGAAAGATCTATTGGTTGATTTACGGACAACCCTAGTATTAGACTTTGAATTGTCTTTTGGATTGCCGTTTTTATGGTCAATATCCATTCCATCACCGAGTTTAACCCTCCCATCCCGCATAGCCTGTCGTCTCACTTTATTACGGGATGCTCGTTTTTGTTTCTGTTCTTCAGAGCCTTGATAATTTTTATATTCTTGTTTATAATTTCGTTTGTATCCGGGTGAACTTGGCATCAGAATGTCCTCCTGGTCGCCCATACATCCCCTTCCCAGTGACTCTTACTCCCATCGGCCAGTGCATCCACATGAAGGACGTACTTCACATTCTCCGTCAGCTCACATGTATCCTGGAGAACTCCAGTATACTTTCCATC